TAATTTTACAATCTCTGAATTATGTTTATCTGCAACTAATACAAGCACTTCACTTATCTCTGCAACCAACTTTAATGCGTCAAACTATAATAGCGGAAGAATAAAGGTTTTAACTATTTTAAATTGCCAATTTAGAAATGCATTTGACTTAATAGACATTAACGGTTATGATTTAGTAGATATACAGCAATCTCTTTTTTGGTATTGTCAACCAAGTAATTTTGGGGTTCGTTTAACTAACACATCTAAAACAGAATTAACCTCTTGTGAATTTATCAGATGGTTTGCTGAAACGAATACAGCATTTGCTGATTATGCGCTTGGTTCTTATGTGGTCGGAGATAAGGTTAATTCGGGTGGAGTTTTTTATGATTGTATAGTAGATGCCAACCCCCTTAATCCACCATCGTCTACATCTAGTTTTTGGGAGGAATTTGGATATGCTACAGTTCCTATGGTTGACTTTGTTCATGGTACTGTTTCTTTTGGAGCAACTAACATTGGCACTTCTATATTCCATCCTCAAGTTTTACAACAAGGCGTCAGAATAGACCCTCAAAGTTCTACGGGATTTGGTACAATTTCCTCAAATACTTTTATTACAACAGGTCTTGTTCCTAATAAGCAAATAGATACTCTTACTTTAAGTGGAACGAGTGGAACTGCCAATGTTTTGGTAAATGGAAATACGTATTTAGCCACCTTTAATACAAATTTAACTACAACTGCTTCAGATCTTGTAACGGCTTATGCTTCGGAGGTACTTAATAAGTTTCAGATTGTATTAACTTCATCATCTGCTGATTTAATATTTACATCACAAAATACGGGAGATGTATTTGCTGTAAAATCTATAGTTAATGCAGGGAGTGGAGATTTAAGCGGTACAATAGTAAATACTAATCCTGCTGTTGGTGTCGTTGCTAACTTTGATTACTCTACTCAGGGTGCTTTTATTATTCAAGCTAATCAAGGGCTTCAAAATGCAAATGCTAAAGGTACAATGACATTATCTGATAATATTGTATTATTAGATAATAGTGTTACCAATCCAATTGCACTTGCAGTAGCAAGTACAGTAGGTGGTGGTGGATTTACAAATCCAATTACGTTTCCAACGGGAAATAGAGTATTAACAAATGCAACAAATGGCTCATTAACATACGTTTCCAAGTTAACTGCTAACTTTTTTGTTGTTGTTTCTGCTTTTGTAGAAAGAAGTGGAGATGGGTTTGTTGAAATGAGATTAAGGTCTAATGGCACAGCAATTACAACTCAAGTTGGTAGAACTGAAATTAGGCAAAGTAGAGCAGAATCATTAACTTTTAGTGTACTTGGTACAGCCAAATTGGGCGATGTATTTGATATTGAAGTTGAGTGCCAAGATACAAGTGGTTCACCAACGGGAACAGATGTTTTAGTTAGAGATTTAACATTAAACGGATATCAATTTTAAAAAATAAATAATAAAATGGGATTACAAATAAATAAAGACTTAAACAGAGCAGATGGATTAACTATTCCATCAGGTTCAGTGATGTCATGGTCTACTACTTTTGTAGCAGGGTCAAGAAGAGTTAGATTCAGTCCACTCTTTGTATTTTTATCTGCATCAGACAGAGATGATTACTATAATGGAGTTGCAGGCGCACCTAATCCAACTACAACAGCAGCTATCAATGATATGTCAGGTTCATATGAAAAAGAAATGACTCTTGCTGAACAAGCTGCTCTTTCAGATGCAGGTGCATTTGAACTTGTAGAGGGGTGGTTAAAAGACCTTATAGTAGCTAATTCAAATGATTATTTAACAGATGGGGATATAGTTATTATTCCTAGTACAGTATTACTATAGACATGATTATTCTTGATGCAGTTAGTGGAATGGATGATGTCCATTTTAACATGAAAGATGTTATCTACATTGTAACACTTGTTATAAGTGTTCTGGGTGGATGGTTCTCAATGAAAGCTGCTATAGAAAAGTTAAAGCATAGATTAGAAAATGTAGACAAACACGTAACAGAGTGTCAAGTAGATGCAAAAGAAGAAAACCTAGCAGCCAAGCATAGCAGAACAGGTATGCGGAAACAATTCCAAGATGAAATGAAATCACTAACAGAATTAGCCAACAAAAGAATTGATATTGTGAAGCAAGACATTAAACGACCAAATTACAGCTATCAAGACGGACACTTCTGAAATAAAAGGAATGGTTCAAATGTTGGTAGCTAAAGGAGGTAAATAATAAAAACCAACATGAAAACAATAACCAACAAATCCACAGAAATCACTATGGCTAATGAGTCAGGTGAAACAACTTTTATGACTTATGCAGATCTTATAAAGATATGTCTTAACAATCCTCCTAAAAACGGATGGACAACAGATGAGATGCGTAAGAGAATCAAAATAGAAGATAAGCTAGAAGATCTAAAAGCAGAAGATGACATAAGTCTTGAAGATGCTGAATTTGATAAAGTACTAGAGTGTTCTAAAGTACCCTGGCAATTTAAGCATAAAGATATTATAGCTTTTGAAGATACACTCTTATCTGCTAAGTAACTAGTTTCCTTAGAATAAAAAATGTTTAAACTTTTTTAATTATATTTGTTTAAACATTTAAAATTTTAATATGGAATCACAAGTAGCTTCAGAAGCTCCTGAAAAAGAAATTTCTCCAGAGGAATACAAGAAAATTAGACTTGATGCTATTAAGCATTTAAAGGATGAAGTATCTTATCTAAAAGTAGAAGCTGAATATCAAAAACTTCAAGCTGAGATAGAATCTCATAAAGCTCAAAGGCTTATGGCTATTCAGAAACAAGCTGAAATAATGTATAGAGGTGAGGAAGAAGAAATGCCACCAAAGAGTAAGCCTGCTCCTGTGAAGCAGGAAAGAAAACTTAAACAAACTCATTGATATGATTGTTAAAAAAGGATCTAATCAAAGAGCTCTAGTTAAAGAGATTCAAGAAGTAGTTAAAGCTGTTACGGATGGTATTTTTGGTGATCAGACTGAAGCTTTGGTTATGAAATACCAAAGAGAAAACTATTTAGTTGCGGATGGTATAGTAGGACCTAAGACTTTTGAGTGTATGGGTATACTAGATACTGATACTTCTAAACAGTATACTCAAGAAGAAGATGTGCTTTATCATAAACACCATTTACCTGATGGGGAATATATAAATAATCATACTAATAAAGAGTACTTATTTATTCATCATACTGCAGGTTGGAATAACCCCTACAGGGTTATTGATTCCTGGGGAAGAGACACTAGAGGACGTATTGCAACTGAGTTTGTAATAGGGGGTCAAAAAATTGACACAGGTGATGCTACTTATGATGGAGATATTGTACAAGCTTTTCCAGAAGGTTATTATGCTTATCATTTAGGATCTACAGGTTCTTCTTATATGCATAGCCATTCTGTAGGAATAGAGCTATGTAATTTTGGTTACCTTAAAAATGGTAAAACATATGTAGGAACTAAAGCTAAAGAAGAGCAAATAGCTATATTAGATGAAGCTTTTAGAGGATACCTAACATGGCATAAGTATAGTGATAAACAAATCAAGAGTACTCAATTATTAATAGAACATATAGCAGCAAGAGATCAAATAGATGTAAGAGAAGGATTGCCGGAGTTAATAAGAAAACATGGGCCTACAAAAGCATTTGGTTTTAATGAAGATGCTTATAATGGAAAGATTAAAGGTCTTCTTACACACACTAATGTAAGAAAAGATAAAACAGATTGTTTTCCACAACCTGAGCTTGTTGATATGCTGCTAAGTTTATAAACCAACAATTATGGCTGAAGTTAATTTAGTTGAAAAAAAGACAACAATGAGTCATACTGATATTATTAAATTTCAGTTGATGACTCATTGTTTTATTTATAATAAACGTTTAAGTGATTCTGAATTAAACTGCTTAGCTCTTTTGGGAGCATACGGTGAATATGAATTAGGAGACTTTTGTTTATTAGCTGAAATATCAAATGAAGAAATTAGAAATAAGTTAGGGTCTTCTTATAATAAATCAGTACACGGAAAAGGCATTTTCTCAAGTGCTCAAACTGTAAGAAATTTTTTATCTAAAGCTGAAAAGCTTGGTTTAATAGTGAAACAAGGTAAAAACACAAAAAAGATATATATAAATCCTAATCTTAAAGTGCAGACAGACGGAAATATATTTCTTAAATATAATATGATACATGTTACCAAAAAAGAGTAAGCATTTCATACAACCTGTAGCTGAAGATCTTAATTTAGATATTCATTTAGTAGATGATGCGGTTTCTTTTTTTTATTCTGAATTACGTAAAGACTTAGTTAACCTTAAGTCTAATGTAATTCATATAGAAGGTCTTTGTACTTTTAAAGCAAAGTCAAGCGAGTTACCAAAGCTTGTTGTTAAATACAGAAAACATTTAGAAGTACTTAAACCAGAAACGTTTAATCAAATGTCTGCTAAAAAAGATTTGGAGGAAAAACTTGAAAAAGTATTAACTCTTAGCAAAATGATTAAAGATGAAATGGTTAGAAAAAAAGAATTTTTAGAAAAAAAATATGGGACGTATAAAAGACCTTTGGAAAAATAAAAAGCTTATAATAGAGGGTATGAAAAACTCAATTATTAAAAAAGAAGTAGTTGAAGAAGTAGCTGCTGAAAGAATGAAAGTATGTAAAGAGTGTCCTCATATAGATAATAAAGGAGATTCTTGCTTTGTTGCTAAAACTCAACCCTGTTGTTCTTTATGTGGATGTACGCTACATTTTAAGTTAAGAGCTTTATCTGCAGAGTGTGATGATAATAGATGGCCTTCTTTAATGACTCAAGATGAAGAAGATGAATTAAATTTTTTAACAGATGATAATTAAATACTGCGGAGTAACTTTAAAAATAAGAAAACTTAAATCTGGTGTAATTGACATAACTGTTGATGCACCAAATGATGAAGTAATACAAATTGATACCAACTCTAAGAACCAAATCAAAAATTCAAATCAAAATGGCTATACAGTTTACATCAGCGAATCATAAATATGAAAGTATAGATGATCCTTTAAAAGAATGGTTAAGTGTAACAAAAGCTATAAGTTTATTTAAATCAGAATTTAATAAACAAGCTGTAGCAACTAAGGTTGCAAAAAATAAAAAATCCAAGTGGTTTGGTCTAACACCAGAAGAAATAATATCTATTTGGGACAAAGAAAATAAAAGAGCTATTGACTTGGGCTCTTGGTATCATGATCAAAGAGAGTCTGAGCTAATCATGTGTGATACCATAAAAAGATCTGGGATTGACCTCCCAATAATCAAACCTATAGAACAAGATGGTATAAAATTATCTCCTGATCAAAGTTTAATGCCTGGAGTATATCCAGAGCATTTAGTTTACTTAAAGTCTGCTTCTATGTGTGGACAAGCTGATAGAGTAGAAGTAGTTGGTAATCATTTAAATATTTATGATTATAAAACTAATAAAGAAATTAAGCAGGAGGGTTTTACAAATTGGCAAGGTGTGACTGATAAATTAAAAAGTCCTCTGAATCATCTTGATAACTGTAATTTTAATCATTATGCTTTACAACTATCCTTATATATGTATATGATGCTAAAGCATAACCACTCTTTAAAACCAGGTATCATGGAAATACATCATATACTTTTTGAAAAAGATGGTGAGGATAAATATGGATATCCTATAATAAAACATTCTTCAGATGGTAACCCTATTGTAAAAGAAGTAGTACCTTATAGTATACCTTACTTAAAAAAAGAGGTTATAAGTATTATAAATTATTTAAAAGAAAATCCAGTAGAATGATAAAATTATTTGAAGTAGAAAACGGAGCTATTATTCCAACAGAGCATTGTCATTCTATAAAATGGCTTAAGGTTATTATGGATAATCATCCAGATAACTTTCTTAAAATTTATGCATATCTTTTTTATATGTCCTGCTCAAGTCAAGAAAATCCCTACTTTAATTTGAGATGGGACATGAGAGAAGAAACTATAGTTAATGATTTAGACATAGATTTTTCTCTTGAGCAAGATGATATACTGATAGCAGTTGATAAAGCAAAGGCTCTTTATGAAACACCAACCGTAAGAGCTTATGAAGGTATAAAAAAAGCTCTTGATAATATTGCTAACTATATGGCTAATACATCTATAACAGATGGTAGAGATGGTAACATTGGTCAAATCCGTGCAGTTGCAAAAGATTTTGACAGTATTAGACAATCTTATAAAGGTATTGTAAAAGATCTTGAGCAAGAACAACAGATTAATGTTAGGGGAAGTCAAGAACTAGGTTATGACCAAATGTAAATATGTATAATATACCTACAAATGATAATGGTAAATGGACTTACACTAAGTTTGATACCCATGAAGAATTTAGAGACTTTGTTAAATCTACTTTTAAAAAACCTGGTGAGTATGAGTTAGATGAAACATCAGAGTTATTTAATGAGCAAGCTAGAAACTTTAGAGCTAAAGGAGATATATATTGCATAGCCCAATTCCGTAGCAAAGATTACACTAAATACTGGGACTCAGAAAAAGAGAAATGTAGAAAGGGAGTTATATTTCATAATAAAAATAAAACTTGGTTTCTGCCAAGAGATTATTATATGTGGCTCAACTTCTTACCAATCTATGATAAGATTAAAAAGAAGTTTGACTTTCCACTTATTTATGATGTTCAGTTACACATGGCTTTATATGAAGATTTAGCAGCTCTACATTATAAACACGCTTCTATAACTAAAAAACGTCAGATAGCATCATCCTATTTTCATGCGGCTAAACTTTTAAATCAAATTTGGTTTGAAGAAGGAGCTATTTGTAAAATGGGTGCTTCTATAAAAGATAAAATAAATCTAGAAGGTACTTGGAAGTTTTTAGAAGAATACAGAGCTTTCTTAAATGCAAACACTGCTTGGTATAGACCAATGAACCCAGGTAAAGTAATGACTTGGCAGCAAAAAATTGAAGTTACTCAAAATGGTAGAAAGAAAGAAGTAGGCTTAAAAGGAATGATACAAGCTATGTCATTTGAAAAATCTGATACTAAAGGTGTTGGTGGAGCTTGTACATTATTCTTTTATGAAGAAGCTGGTATAGCTCCTAGAATGGACAAAACATTTGAGTATATACGTCCAGCAATGCAGGCAGGAGATGTTACTACAGGAATGTTTATAGCAGCAGGATCTGTTGGTGAGTTAAAAGATTGTGAGCCTCTAAAGCAAATGACTCTCTATCCTCATGAAAATGATATATACCCTATAGATACAGATCTTATTGATGAGAATGGCACAAAAGGTAAATCAGGATTGTTTATTCCTGAGCAATGGAGCATGCCTCCATATATTGATGAGTATGGTAATTCACAAGTTGAGAAGGCTCTAGAAGCACTAGATATTAAATTTACTCAATGGAAAAAAGAATTACGTCCAGAACTTTATCAATTACGTATATCTCAACATCCTAGAAATCTTAAAGAAGCTTTTGATTATAGAGAAGAGTCTGTATTTCCTTTACATCTTATTGCTGAACAAAAACGATCAATTGAAGAGAAAGATTATCCTTATGAATTAATAGAGTTATCTGAAAGAAAAGATAATAGCTTACTTATTAAAAAAACTACAAAGCTTCCTATAACTTCATTCCCTGTAAAAATGAATGATGAAGATAAAACTGGTAGCATTGTTGTTTGGGAAAGACCTGATAAAGATCCTGAATGGGGTGCTTATTATGCATCTATTGACCCTGTTTCAGAAGGAAAAACAACTACATCTGAATCTTTATGTTCTATTTATGTTTATAAATCTCCTATAGAAGTAACTAGAATAGGAGAGAACGGTCCGGAAACATTTATTGAAGGAGATAAGGTTGTAGCTGCTTGGTGTGGAAGATTTGATGATATTAATGAAACACATAATAGATTACGTCTTATAATAGAATGGTATAATGCTTGGACACTTATTGAAAATAATATAACATTATTTATCATGTATATGATTGGTCAAAAGAAACAAAAATATCTTGTACCAAAAAACCAGGTTGTTTTTCTTAAAGACCTTCAAGCTAATAAAACTGTATATCAAGAGTATGGTTGGAAAAACGTAGGAGTCTTATTCAAAAATCATTTAATAAACTATTTAGTTGAATGGTGTAAAGAGGTTATTGATGAAGATCTTGATGATAATGGTGCTATATTAAAGAAGCATCATGGTATAAGAAGGATACCAGATATCATGGCTATGAAAGAGATGGAGGCTTATAGACCTGGAGTAAACGTGGATAGATTAGTATCCCTTGCTGCGTTAATTGCTTTTGTAAAAGTACAGCAAGCTAACCGTGGTTATATAAAAAGGATAGAGAATGAAGGGCCTGATGACTTGGAAAAGTCAAAGAATTTATATAAATTAAATAGTAGTGCTTTCCGTAATTTGGGTAAGAAAAACATTAAAAGTTTGAACCAAAATATAAAACGGTCTGCCTTTAAACGTTTACGTTAATGAAAATATTAAATGCATTAGATCTAAAAAAAGGTAAGAAAGCTGAGCAAACTAAGATGTATAACGTTTCTCAACCTTTACAGTTTGTACCTAGAAAAGAAAAAGATCAAGATTGGGCTGCTTGGAATCTAGATTGGTTAGAATGGGAGGGTCTTAAGCAAATTAGAAAGAACGCAAGAAGGCTTATGAAAAACTATAAGCTGGCCAAAGGTATAATTGATAGGACAGACTACATAGTTGAAGAGAACAATGAAATGAGAGACTTAGTTCAAACTTTAGCTAGTGATGAACCTAATGCTCTAGAGTTAAAATTCTATCCAATAATCCCAAATGTTGTAAACGTTCTTGTTTCAGAATTTGCTAAACGTAATAGTAAAGTAAATTTCAGAGCTGTTGATGAGTATACCTATAATGAAATACTTAATAAAAAAAGTGAAGAGATTGAAAATGTTTTGGTGAAGCAAGCTGAAGCAAAGCTTTTAAATAGCTTATTACAACAAGGTGCTGATCCTAATGATCCTGAAGTTCAAAAAATGATGCAGGAGCAACTATCTATAGATAACTTAAAAACTCTTCCTGAAATAGAAGACTTCTTTAATAAGGATTATGAAGTCCTATCTGAAAAATGGGCTTCAAAACAACATGACATTGATGAGCAAAGATTTAGAATGGATGAGCTTGAAGAGAGGGGCTTCCGTGATATGCTTATTACTGATAGAGAGTTTTGGCACTTTAGAATGATGGAGGATGATTATGATATAGATTTATGGAATCCTGTATTAACATTTTATCATAAATCTCCTAATAAAAGATATATATCACAAAGTAACTATGTTGGTAAGAGTGAGAAGATGACTTCTGCTGATGTAATTGATATGTTTGGTTGGCTAATGACTGAAGAGCAAATGACATCTTTACAATACCATTATCCAATAAGATCAGCTGGCTATCCCCTTACAGGTTATCAAAATGAAACTAAGTATGATGCAACAAAATCCCATGAGTGGAATACTGACATGCCATCACTAGCCTATAGGCAACTTACTTCAATGCGTGATAACAGCTATAATGCAAATGATGTTGTTGATTGGGTATTAGGTGAATCAGAAGATAACTATGATTTAAGTTCAACAACAATGCTTAGAGTAACTCAGGCGTATTGGAAATCTCAAAGAAGAGTTGGTCACTTAACTAAAATAGCTGAGTCAGGAGAAGTTACTACACAGATTGTTGATGAAGAATATAGAGTTACAGATAAACCTATTTATAATAACCAACTTATAAAAAATAAAAACCCAAGCACTTTATTATTTGGTGAACACATTGAATGGATATGGTTTGGGGAAGTATGGGGTGGTATTAAAATAGGCCCTAATCATCCAAGCTTTTATGGAGTAAAAAACTCTAATGGTATAAATCCAATTTATATAGGTATTAACCAAAATCAATTAAAACCTCTCAAGTTTCAATTTAAAGGTGATAATACTATATATGGTTGTAAGTTACCTGTTGAAGGTAGGGTATTCTCTGATAGAAACTCTAGGTCTACATCTTTAGTAGATCTTATGAAACCTTTTCAAATAGGATACAACGTAGTAAATAATCAAATTGCTGATATACTTATTGATGAATTGGGTACAGTAGTAATGCTTGATCAAAATACTTTACCAAAACATTCTTTAGGAGAAGATTGGGGTAAAGGTAACTTAGCTAAAGCTTATGTTGCCATGAAAGATTTCAGCATGCTTCCTTTAGATACATCTATTGCTAATACAGAGAATGCATTAAACTTTCAGCATTTTCAGCAACTAGACTTATCTCAGACTAATAGACTTATGTCTAGAATACAACTTGCCGGTTATTTTAAATCAGAAGCGTTTCAAGTTGTTGGAGTTTCTCCTCAAAGAATGGGTCAACAGATTGGTCAATATGAAACAGCTACTGGTGTAGAACAATCTGTGTCAGGTTCATATGCTCAAACAGAAATGTATTTTGTAAATCATTCTGATCATCTTATGCCAAGAGTTCATGAGATGAGAACAAATCTTGCTCAATACTACTTTTCTACAAAACCGTCTATAAGAATGCAGCATACTACATCTAATGATGAAAGAGCTAATTTTGAAATAAACGGTACTGATCTTTTATTAAGAGATTTAAATGTTTACTGTTCTGCTAAAGCAAATCATAGACATATCCTGGATCAAATGAAACAGTTAGCTATGTCTAATAATACAGCTGGAGCTTCTATCTATGATTTAGGAAAAATAATTGAGGCTGATTCTCTTGGTACACTAAACTCAGTACTTAAAGGTATGGAGTCTAAACAACAAGCTCAAGCACAACAACAACAAGCTCATGAGCAACAGATGGCTAAGCAAGCTGCAGAAGCAGCTGAGAAAGAAAAAGCTATGGAACTTTCTCATGAAACTCAAGAAAATGAAAAGAAACATAGAAAAGATATTCTTGTTGCTGAAATTAAATCAGCTGGTTACGGAGCTATGCAAGACATAAATGAAAATAAACAGAGTGATTATATGGATGCTCTAGATAAGATTCAAAAAACTGATCAGTATGATCAAACTATGAGCTTGCAAAGAGAAAAGGAGAGCAATAGACAAGTTGATGAAGTTCAAAAGAGTAATATCAAAAGAGAGGAGATGAATTTAAAAAGAGAGCTTAAAGAAAAAGATCTTCAGATAGCTAGAGAAAATAAAAACAAATACGATTCTCCTAAAAAAGAAAAGAAAGATAAATAGTTTTTATCTATAGCTATATAATGCAAAAATTATTATTGTATAAGCTGAAGATGTAAAACAATATATATTTAATCTTATTAATTTTGAGTATATTATAATATAAAACCAACAAAACATGAGTGAAGAAAACAACGACAGTACAACGGTACAAAAAGTTGATATTAATATTGATGAGTTATTAGGAACCGCTGCAGATACAATAATGGTTCCTGAAGAAGAAACTGAGTCTGGTAATAAAAATGTTTTATCAAACATGACTCCAGACACATCGTTCCTTGACAAGCCTACAACAGCAGGCACAGTAGAAGCTAAACCCACTGAATCATCAGCTACTAATGATGATGCTGGAGCTCAGTCTTTTGATCAGATTGTTGATGAATCAACTCCTTCTGATAGACCTAAAGCTAAAGCTTCAGGTAAAATGGTTCAGGCAGCTAAAAATCTGATTGATAAAAATGTATTATTACCTTTTGATGAAGATAAGCCTATAGATGAATATTCAGCTGACGATTTAGAAGAGCTTATAGAAGCAAACTTTAAACAAGTTCAGAATAATTTATCTGAGCAACTTCCTCAACATTTTTTTCAGAATCTTCCACCAGAAATGCAACATGCATATGATTATATACAAAACGGAGGGAGTGATCTAAAAGGATTGTTTAATGCATTATCTCAGACTCATGAGATGTATGAATTAGATGTTACTAAAGAAAAAGATCAGATTCATGCAATAAGATCTTATCTACAAGCTACTAATTATGGAAACCCTGAAGAAATCCAGGATGAAATAGATAGTTTAATGGATAGAGGGGATTTAGAAAAGAAAGCTAAACAGTTTAAACCCAAGTTGGATGCAATGCAGCAAAACATTGTAAATCAAAAACTTGCAGCTCAAGAAGAAGCAGCTAAGCAAAGACAAGAACAATCTCAAACATATATGGAGAATGTTTACTCTACCTTAGAAAAAGGTGAGCTTAATGGTTTAACACTTGATAATAAAGTTCAGAATATGCTCTATAGTGGATTAGTTCAACCAAACTATCCTTCTATAAATGGCAAGCAAACAAATTTGCTAGGTCATTTACTAGAAAAATACCAATGGGTTGAGCCAAGACATGATTTAATTGCTGAAGCTCTTTATCTATTAGCAGACCCAGAAGGATATAGATCACAAATATCTAGTCAAGGTCAAAGAGCAGCTACTGCAGAAACTGTTAGAAAATTAAAAACTGAGCAGAGTTCAAGAGATGCATCCTACACTCAAGAACCTAGTAATGAAACACCAACTAGAAGATCTGCTCCAGGCATATCAAGACCGAAGAAAGATTTTTTTAAAAGAAGTTAATAAATAAGTAAATAAATAATAATTAAAATTTAATCACAAAATGGCAACTCCAGTATTTAACAATGGTTTGTTTCTACGTGACACTAACTACCAAGCTAGTTCTCACATTGATTCATATCATTTACAGAACATGCTTAGAGATGCAGAACCTACTGATATGGGTCCCGTAGACATTTGGGCTATGGCACAGAAAGTAGAGATGCCTCTTTATCAAATGTCATCCTTCGGTGGCAAAAATGTTATTGAAGTAGATAACATCCGTGGTGAATGGAAATGGCAAACTCCAGTCTCACAAGATCTTCCTTATATTATTGAAGATATTGAACCAGCTAATGAAGCTAAAGGTGTTGATGGTACAACATTTAAGATCAAGCTGAACAAGAGAGAGTTTGGACATGGAGACATCATTACTTATGACAAGTATAATGGTGTTGAACTATTCGTTGTTCCTGAAGAAGATATTCTTCCTTTAGGTGACGGGTTCATCTACACTGTTCAATTAGTGAACAATGACAACTACAAGTTTCTTGAAAACAAATTCTTAGCTAACGGAACTAAATTCTTTAGAAAAGGTTCTGCTAGAGGAGAGTATGGTGAAAGATTTTCTGACATCAGTACTAAAGCTGGTTTCCGTGAATTCTACAATTATGTAGGAGGAGCTGAAGCTCACGTACATTATTCTGTTTCATCTAGAGCTGATATGGCTATTAAAGGTGGAATGAATGCTGATGGTACTATTCCAGTAACAGAAATCTGGAGAAACTTTGACAAAAATATGGATCCTTCTGTTTCTTCTATTACAGAGATGGTTGGAGTAATGGGTGAGGATTATGTAAAGAAAGCAGTTGCTAATGGTAACCTTTCTAGAACATTCCTTACTTCTCTTGAAGCAGCTCACTTAACCAAGATTGCTACAGATATTGAAACATATCTTATGTGGGGTCATGGTGGTAGAGTAAGACAAGATGGTCCAGATGACATCAGATTATCTGTTGGTCTTTGGAAGCAGCTTGATAGCTCATTTAAGAGAGTGTACAACAAGTCTAGTTTTAATCTTGAATTGTTCCGTGCTGAACTATACAACTTCTACAACGGTAGAGTTGAGTTTACAGGTCCAGACCCACAACGACAGTTAGTTGTTCAAACAGGTATGGGTGGAATGAGAATGATTAATGAAGCTATTAAGCGTGAAGCTACCTCTTCAGGTCTTTACATTGATGCTTCTGACAAATCTGGTATTGGAGCAATTACTAAGAAAGGTATGAACCTTGGCTTTGGTTTTGCTTATACTAGCTATGTTATTCCATTCTTAGCAAATGTTCAGTTTGTAATTAACCCAGCATTTGACAATGTACATACTAATGATATAGAAAACCCAACAATTGATGGTCACGCATTAAGCTCTTATAGCTTTATCATTTTTGATATCACTGATAACACAAATGATAACATCTATATGTTGAAGCTTTCTTGGGACAACCAATTAAAGTGGTGGTATCAAAATGGTACTATGGACTACATGGGAAGAACTTCAGGTTTCCAATCTTCTGGTCAGTTTAACGGATATAGAGTATTTATGACTCAATGTATGCCGGCAATCTGGGTAAAAGATCCAACCAAGGTTCTAAAGATTGTAATGAGAAATCCTATTACAGGAGGCTCATTCTAATTTTCATAATTTAATTTTTAGTTAATAGGAAAAGGGAGGAGTTGAAAGCCCTCCCTTTTTTTAATCAAATAGTTTAAAACTCAAAAAAATGGCACTTAAAAAATTTACAGCAGTAAGCCCAGATCCTTTATTGGAGAACGCTTCAAGAGCTGGAGCTTACGGGGAAGCCCAAAAAGCTAGATTAGTTCACGTTAACAATGTTATATCTTTTTTACAATCTGCAGCTACTGAAGAGCATGCTGATAATGCAGCAGCTATATTAGCAGGATTAGAAGTAGGAGATTTTTATCACACGGCAGGAGAGTTAAAAGTAGTAATCTAATATTAATTAAAACCAACAAACCATGGCAAAACCAACAACAAAAAGTAAAACAGCTAAAAAGAAAAACTTTTTAGATACAATATCTGGATTATCAATCAAACCTTATACTGAAGAAAGTTACCAAAATATGGGACTAGAAGAATACGGTATGGTAGTATTTCCAGGTACAACTCAGCAAGAACAGCTTGCAGCAATTGAAAGAAATGGTCAAGTAAGATATCTTACAGGACTTGATGAATTTGCTCCTGAAGTTCAAAACATTAGAGATGTTGAAAAGAGAAATGCTGTAATTAGAAGAATAAGAGAAGTAGTTTCTGAGCTTGAAAAGCAGTTTAAATCAAATGTTATAGATCCTGATGATCCAGAGTTTTGGAATAAGGTTCAGCAAATGAAGCCTGATAATGAAGAATTCTTTTCTGAAATATCTATAAGATGCGGCAATGAACCTACTTACTTAAAACCTAAGCAGGATCCTTTTGATTTAATTAAGCTTATGGCTATTGAAGCAGGAGGATTTCCTTTAGTTGCAAAAAGCTTTGAAGATGCTAAGGCTATGCCTAAAGCACCTAAATGGTTTCTTGACAAAGAGGAAGATACAGTATCTACAAGAACTGAGTACAAGAAACTTAGAAACAAAGCTATTGGTGTATTAGATGATTTATATTCTAAGAACCCAATTAAGCTTCTTTACGTAACTAAGATTCTAGAAGCTGATAGTGCTAGATACAAAAAGTCAACTCCTATTGATGTGCTTTATGAAGCACTAGATGAATTTATAGCAGGAGGTGGTAATGAGTCTAGTAAAGCAAATGCTGCTAAATCAATGATTAACACAGGTAATCTTGATATGGAGACATTAAAACTTAGAGCTATTGTAAAAGATGCAAGTTTCTATAAGTTTATTAGTCTCAAGCCAGATGGTATGCTGTATCATACTAAAAAGAATAACATGCTTGGTAGAAACATTAGCGATGTTGTAGAATTTTTAAGAAATCCTATGAATGAAGATGTTTTAGCTGACTTGTTAAATGAAGTAGAAGAATATTGGACATAAATTAAAATTTAAAATCATGGGTTATAACAGTAAAAACGGTATGTGTAAAGTAGTTACTTCACCTTCACCAGCTAATAAAAGAATGAATGCTAATGTAAAAACTAGCTTATCTCCTTCACCAGCTAATAGAAGTATGAACAAAGCTGCTAAAGTTTCTCCTTCTAAATAATTAGGATGAAGAACGCAACTATTCAACTTAAAGTACAGCAAAGACTTAACAAGCTTGCCAGCAATGACTATGATAACATAGAATGCTGGCAAATTGTTGAAGCTTTTAATAAAGGTCAAGTTTCTTGGTCTAGAAGGCAACTTCACGGTTTAAATGTTAAACAAACCGGGGATGAGCAATCTAAACGTAGAAAGGATGACCTGCAGATAATATTAAGTGAAAAGAAAATCTCTATGGTTAATAGAGGTGATTATTATGAGAGTGTAGGCTTACCTGCTTCTTATTTTGAATGGAAGCGTATTTCTGCTAATGCTACTAGTGAGTGTTGTAAAGACCCAAGAAGGATGGTTATATATCTTGCTGAAGAAGCTAATGTTGATGAACTTCTAAGAGATATAAATAAGCAACCAAATTTTGAATGGGGAGAAACCTTTTGTACTCTTAAAGATGGTAATGTGAGAATCTATACTAATGGTTTATTTGATGTACCTGAAGTTAGATTGTCTTATTATAGACAACCAAGAAGAATTGAAATTGCTGGTTGTGTAGATCCTTATACTCAAACTACAACTGTCACAGATGTAGAATGTGAGTTTAAAGATGATATAATAGAATTACTAGTTGATGAAGCTGCTAAGATATTAGCAGGAGATATTGAATCCTTTAATCAAGTTCAAACTGCATCAGGTCAAGTAGAAGGAAATAACTAAAGATGTTGTTGCAGATGAGAAAAGAATTAAGTATATTATTAATAGGTAGCATAGGCTACTAATGTTTGTTTAATTAAAATTTATAAAAAATGGCGTATTTTAATCATGCTTTTCAAAAATGCTTCCTTGGTACAGGTTTGACCAGGGATGATGGCACAGATCCTGCTGGGATTGACGTAGGAGTTGAAAGTCCTACTAATCCTTACTCAACGCAAGGATTTATTACTACAACCTTATCACCTACTTCAGCATTAGCTACAGCAGGTCCAGGTTACTTTGGTATGTATAGTAAAGATACATACTTAGCACTAGCTAATGCAGATTTGGCTACTGCAGGTTGCT